TGAAGATGACATTGTGCGATTGGAAGATGATTATGGTAGAATAGGTAGTGAGTATTACACAGATTAATGTTTTTAGTTACTGGCGGTGCAGGTTTTATCGGCAGTAACTTTCTTCATTATATGAGGAAGGTTACTAACGAGAAAGTCATCGTTCTGGACAATCTGACTTACGCTGCGGATCTTCGGTTTATACCCGATGATCCGCAATTTGAGTTTGTCTGGTGCGATATTACAAATGAAAATCATGTAGATTATATTTTCAAGAAATATAAACCACGTAAAGTCTTTCACTTTGCTGCGGAAAGTCATGTAGATAACTCTATCAAAAACTACAGACCTTTTCTAGAAGCTAATGTTGTTGGAACTATCAATCTTTTGAATGCTAGTCTAGCGATTGATATCCAGAAGTTTCATCATATCTCTACAGATGAAGTTTATGGATCATTAGAATACGAAGATACAGAATTATTCACAGAAGAAACTCCTTATGATCCCAGGAATCCATACAGTGCCAGTAAAGCAGCTTCCGATCATTATGTCAGAACCTGGCACAACACTTACGGATTACCTTATCTCATTACTAACTGTAGCAATAATTATGGTAAGCATCAACATATTGAGAAACTTATCCCAAAGGTAATTTTCAACGCTGTAAAGGATGAAGTGACTTATATGTATGGTGGTGGACAACAGATTAGGGACTGGTTATATGTTTACGATCATTGCCGTGCTATCTGGATGCTTGAAGAGCAGCGTGTAATGAATGATCGCTTCAATATTGGTGGTGATTGTGAACTAAGAAATATTGATGTCACTAAAAAGATTTTGAAAATTTTAGGTAAACCTGAAAGTTTGATTGGAGTATCTCAAGATCGTCCTGGACAAGATAAACGTTACGGTATGAGTTTTGAAAAACTGACGCAACGAACTGGATGGATCCCACACTTTGATTTTGATCAAGCACTTGAAATGACTGTTGATTGGTATTTGAAGCAATGATTTCTCTATACGGCGGCACTGGGTTTGTAGGTGGAAACTTTAGGAAGATGTATGACGGTTGCATAGAAATGCAACGTGATGAACGCAAACCCAAGACGAAAGACATCTTATATTTTATTTCTACAGTTGACAATTATAATGTTCATGATAGAATTACTCTTGACGTAGAGACTAATCTAAAAGTTCTATGTGAAGTATTAGATCATTGTAGGTCTGAAGACATTACATTCAATTTTATTAGTTCCTGGTTTGTGTATGGTAAGACACCATACATGCCAGCAAGAGAAGATGCACGTTGTGATCCAACGGGATTTTATTCTATTACCAAACGCTGTGCAGAACAACTAATCATGTCGTTCGCAGAGACATATGGAATGAAGTATCGCATTCTTCGCCTGTGTAATGTTCTTGGTTCTGGTGATCAAAAAGCATCTAGGAAAAAGAATGCTATCACTTGGTTGATTGATGAACTCAAACTTCATCATGACATCAAACTTTATAATCATGGATCACATTGTCGTGATATAATGCACGTTCAAGATGTTTGTCGTGCAATCAAACTAGTCACTGAGAAAGGTAATCTAAACGAAATCTATAATATTGGATCTGGTAAACCGACATCAGTTGGTGAAATTATTCATCTTGCTAATCACTATATAAAGTCGAAAGGTAAGATTGAAAACATGGAACCACCAGAGTTCCATAAGAATGTTCAGACAGAAAACTTCTGGATGGACACAAGAAAACTACAATCACTTGGGTTTGAACCAAAACTTTCTTTAGAATTCATCGTCAAAGATTTATGTCTGTAAACGGCAAAGTAACAAATTTTATTTCGCAACTGCAACGTGAAGGCGAAAACCTTTTTCCATATCTTGCTAATAAAGATTGGAAGAAAGGAGATCAGATCTTCTATTCTGGTCCCTATTGGGATGAGAAAGAAGTTGCTGCAGCAATTACAACTCTTCTAGAAGGTAAGTGGTTGCCTGCTGGTGAGGAAGTCAATAAGTTTGAACGAGCATTCTCTAAGATGTTTGAGTTCAAGCATTCTGTAATGGTCAACTCGGGTTCTTCTGCGAACCTAGTGATGATTGCTGCTCTGAAGAAATATTTTGATTGGCAAGATGGTGATGAGATCATCGTCTGTGCTTGTGGTTTCCCAACTACAATCAATCCTATCATTCAGAATGGTTTGAAGCCAGTCTTTGTTGATATTGATTACAGTGATCTCAACTGGAACTTAGATCAGATCCGTGAAAAGATTACTACCAGAACAAAGGCAGTATTCTCTTCACCCGTCTTGGGAAATCCCTACGACTTCGATAAGTTTCTCGATATTATTCACAGGTATAACCTTGAGTACATCGCTGACAACTGTGATAGTCTTGGCAGTCGCTGGCGTGGTGAGCTTCTTACCAAACATGCCGTCGCAGCGTCGTGTTCGTTTTATCCAGCGCATCACATCAGTACTATCGAAGGAGGAATGGTTTCCTCTAACATTGAAGAGATTGTCCAGATCGCTAGATCTTTTGCCTGGTGGGGTCGTGGATGCTACTGTGTAGGATCCCAAAATAAACTGCCCAACGGTGTTTGTGGTAATCGCTTCGACCGCTGGTTGGAAGGGTACGACAAGGATGTCGATCATAAGTATGTCTTCGGCGTCCAAGGATATAACCTCAAGCCTGCCGACTTGCAAGGGTCTATTGGTCTTGTACAACTGGAGAAGCAAGGAGAGATACATTATATCCGTCGTCTCAACAAAACTCGACTGCATGAGATCTTCTCTAAGATCCCTGGTGCGAGGGTTATTGAAGAGAAAGAACATGCTGAAACCTCGTGGTTTGGAGTTCCTATTGTGTACGAGGACGGTAAACCGAACCTTGTCAAATATTTAGAGGAACATGGTATTCAGACAAGGAATTATTTTGCTGGTAATATTCTTGCACATCCTGGATACAGACATATTGAACCAGCATCAAACTATCCTAATGCTTCTAAGGTATTAGATAACGTATTCTTCCTTGGATGTAGTCCTGTAATTACAGATCAAATGATTGACTACATAGAGGAGGTTGTTGAAAACTATACTAAAAACAATTTACAATGGCATCCAGTATGACACAATATACTAAGAAAGCACTAGTTCTTGGTGCAGGTGGCTTTATCGGTAGTCACATGGTCAAACGTCTCAAGTCTGAAAGATATTGGGTACGTGGTGTAGACCTAAAGAGACCAGAATTTTCCTCAACAGAAGCAGATGAATTTGTAACAGGAGATCTTCGTGATGTAGGTTTCGTTGCACGTTGCCTTCAGTATAAAGGAACGCAAGGTAACTTTTATAATTCAGTTCCTTATCGTTACATCCAAGTATTTGATGAGATTTATCAGTTCGCTGCCGACATGGGTGGTGCTGGATTTGTCTTTACTGGTGAACATGATGCAGACATCATGCACAATTCAGTATCAATTAACTTGAATGTGCTTGATCAACAAGCAAAGATGAATGAGCAATATGGTGTAAATCGCACTAAGATTTTCTACTCTGGATCAGCCTGTATGTATCCAGAGCACAATCAACTCGATCCTGATAATCCTGATTGTCGTGAAGAAAGTGCTTATCCAGCAGATCCAGACAGTGAGTATGGTTGGGAAAAACTATTTTCGGAACGTCTTTATTTTGCCTATAATCGCAACTATAATATTCCTGTGCGTGTTGCCAGATATCATAATATCTTTGGTCCCGAGGGAACCTGGGAAGGTGGACGTGAGAAAGCTCCTGCAGCGATCTGTCGCAAAGTTGCATACCTTCCAAAGGAAGGTGGGTCTATAGAAGTATGGGGTGATGGAAAACAAACTCGTTCATTCCTTTATATTGATGAATGTATTGAAGCAACTCGTCGTCTGATGGATAGCGACTTCATGGGTCCAGTTAACATTGGATCTGAAGAAATGGTAACTATCAATCAACTAGTAGAAACTGCTGCTAGGATTGCTGGTAAGTTTGTTGATAAAGAACACATTGATGGTCCTCTTGGTGTTCGTGGTCGCAACTCAAACAATGATCTTATCCGTGAGAAACTTGGGTGGGATTATTCAATGCCTCTAGAAGAAGGCATTCGTAAAACATATCAATGGATTTCAGAACAGATCGCTAAGAAATGAATACACATTACGACGCAGAAGTTGATACACTCAACAACCCCTTTCCTGGGGTAGAACAAATCAAAAGAAATTTTTCTCAAGCATATCAAGATTTGTTTGTTTTGACAATGCTTCAAGGAAAGCGTAGTGGTAAGTATCTTGAAGTTGGTGCAAACCATCCAGTAGAATTCAACAATACTTTTCTTCTAGAAGATAAATTTATGTGGAAAGGTATTTCTGTTGAGATTGACAAAGAAATGGTTGATCTTTTCAATACAGTTCGTCATAACAAATGTGACTATGCAGATGGTACTGTCTTTGATTTTCAAAAGAAACTAGATGGTCGTAGGTGGAAAGATAAAACAATTGATTATCTTTCACTTGATTGTGAACCTGCAATGACAACTTATAAGATCCTAACTAGAATTCCTTTTGATGAATACAAAGTTTCTGTGATCACATACGAAACTGATGTCTATAAAGATGGTCCTCAAGCAAGAGAATTGTCAAGAGAATTTTTGAAATCTAAAGGATTTGAA